CTTATCGAAAGCCAGAAGTGGTGGTCAAAGCTAGTGTGGGGAGCCTTCGGGATTACAGCCACAGAACTAGGATTTTGTTATTCAGATGATACACAGGTTTTAACAGACAACGGACTCAAATATTATTGGGAAATTAAAGAAGATGATAAAATTGCCACCATAATAAATCAAAAAGAAATAGAATATATAAAACCAGATAAAATTCATACATTTGACGTTAAAGATAGAAACTTTCATTTTTATAAAAATAATTGTGTAGATGTTCTAGTTAGCGATAATCACAGAATGTATTATAGGACTCCTAAAAAAGAAGAATATAAATGTAGTCCCTCGAATGAAATAGATGTGGATACGGTTAAATTTCTACAAGGAGGACTGGGGTGGGAAGGGGAATATTTAGATGAAATCAACATACCCTTAGTAGAATATGAAAACAATAAAGATAAGGGAAGATATCAACAAACAACTTTTAATATAGATGAATGGTGTGAATTTTTAGGTTATTATTTGTCTGAAGGTTCTGTATTAAAGAAGATGAGAGAAAGAAAACAATTTCATGTTAAAATAGCACAAGTAAAACCAGAGGGTATTAAAATTATGAAACCATTAGCTGAAAAAATGGGATTCAGAAGAGAAAAGGTTTGCTGGACACTTAATAATAAATCTCTAGCCCTTTATTTGAGTAGATTTGGTGGAAGCTTAGAAAAGCATATTCCACAAGAAATAAAGAATTTACCAAAGCCACAATTAAGAATATTATTAGATGCCTTGGTATCTGGAGATGGTTCAAGAAGGGAAGGGGAAGATTCATTTAATTATTCATCCAGTAGTAAGAGATTAATTGAGGATGTGTTTGAAATATGTTTAAAATTAGGATATAAGGCTTCTATTTACGAAAGAGAATTTGATAACCCAAAATGGAATAAAACCTATGAACTTAATGTTAATATTTCGCAAAAAGAACCAAGAGTTGTTATATCTACTCAAAGATTTAATGAAAAATATACTGGAACAATGTGGTGTCCAAGCGTAAGAAACAGACCATTCATTACTTGTAGAAATGGAAAGGTAGGTATTCATTATAACACAGAAGATGCAAAAGGATCCGCAAACCAAATCGTACAAACTAGCGTAGCAAAGAAACGAATCATCTACCCTTTACTAAGATTAATCGAATACCACGTCAACACGGAAATCATCCCGGAGTTTGGAGTTGAAGGTGTAAGATACAAATACAAGATATTTGACATAGACGAAGAAACAAAGAAGTGGGGATTATACAAGTTGCAGACCGAATCAGACCTTAAGACAATCAACGAAGTGCGTAACGCAGAAGGATTAGATGATGTAGAATGGGGTGACAAGAATGTTGGAGAGAGAAGTCCAAATCAGGGAACGAACATAAACGTAGGGGATCCCCGACAACAGGACGCAGACAAAATCAATAGGGATAGCGCAAACAATCGTGACAAGATGACAGGCAAGCCGGCTAAAGGAGATAAGCCAAAGGATGTCAAGAAGGCATCAACCTCAGACTCACCAAACACACTAGGACCAGGAGAAGAACTAAGTCCATCCGAGAAGAAGCTAAAGAAGAACATCACAGACCTCCTAAAGGTCAATAAAAAGAAGGTGTTCGAATTACTAGAAGAACAAGGCAAGCCTGAACAATTACTACAGATTAAGGGAATAGACGATTTGCCAAGAATCATTAAGAAGATATTTGAGATTTTCACATTTAGAAAGGTAGTAGACGAAGTCATCAAAGTAAACTTTCAATTTGGATGGGACACCTCAGAGAAGCAAATAGACAAGAATATCCCAATGAATAACAATGCAGTTCAGTTTTTACAAGACCACACGTTCGATAATGTAAAGGGAATGACAGAAGAAATAGCAAACAACCTAAAAGCCGAATTAGGCAGAGGAATAATCAACGGGGAAGGGGTAACAAAGCTAAAAGCAAGAGTGACAAAAGTATTCAACGTAGGAGATAATCGGGCCGAAATTATAGCTATAACAGAAGTCGGAAGAGCAGAAAATCAAGGAAAACTACTAGCAATGAAGGGTTCTGGATTGGATATGAAAAAACAATGGTTGAGCGCACATGATGACAGAACCTCAGATATTTGTAAGCATTTAGATGGTCAGATAGTCGGACTAGACGAAGACTTTCATTATAAGGATTGGTCTGGACAAAGTCCTCCCTCACATCCCAGATGCCGTTCTGTTTTGCTGTTTTTAGAAAAAGAAGAAGATAGTATCAGTTCTGAATAAGAACAGAAACTTTTAAAAGGATAGATTTCTTATGTTGTTTATGAAATTCAAACCCGGAAAAGAAAATATAATGTATGGAAAACGACCACATAATTATAAGGGTGGAACTATCAATAAAGATGGTTATAGGTGCATAGAGATTAAAGGTAAAAAATATTTAGAACATAGATACTTGTGGGAGAAGAAATTTGGAAAAATACAAAAAGGCTTAATATTGCATCATTTAAACAACAATCCTTCAGACAACAGAATAGAAAATCTTATGTTAATGACACAGAAGGCACATTTGAAACTTCATGGAATACCCGGGGCTAATAAAATAGAAATTGATTTGGAATTAATGAAAAATTTATATTATGAAAAGAAGTGGGATTATAAAAAAATAGCAGACTTTTTTGGTTTTAAATCAAAGTCAGCAATATATGATAGATTTAAAAAACTAGGATTAGAAGCTAGAACAAATACCGATTTAAAGACTGGATTTAAACATTCTAAGAAAACAAGAGAAAAAATAAGTAAGGCATTACGTAAATAGACAGAATAATACTTCTAAAATTTTGAAAGTAGATTTATAATAAAAAAAGAGTTAGACTGATTATGGATCAAGAAGCAAGCTTCACATTCACTACTCCCCTCAACGTAAATATAGTTAACCTGAAGGGAGAGGAGCACCTGTATGTTGAGGGAGATATTTCCACAAACGATATAGACTTCGTAAACGATATTATGACAAAGGATTGTCAAAAGTCTATGCAGAAACAAATTCTAGAAAGAAATATGAAATTAGATTTAGAACACGAAGCGTTTAAGGGAGATACTCATGAGGAAAAAGAAATTAACAAAACAAGGATCCCTGCAGGAAAGATAATCGATGCAACCATTAAAGATTTAGGCAAAGGAAGATACTCAACAAGCGTCAAGTGTGAGATCAATAGGTACAATCCAAACTATAAATCAATCAAAGGAAATCTAATAGAAAAATATTTAGATGCTTTCTCGGTGGCATTTCTACCAACCGACATCTCGTACGATCAAAGAGAAGGGAAATCAATTCGAATGCTTAATGATGTTACTCTATTAAATGTAGCAATGACAGGAAACCCATGTAACACACGGGCCCAAATGGCAGAAGTATTCACGAAATCAATGGATGCACTAGAAGAATATAAGAAAAGAAAATCACTAGATCCAAGCGTAGAAGGACAACTCGAAGTTAAGAGCAAATCACATTCAACCGTTAAATCGGAAGATATAACTAAATTACACACAAAAAATTCTAAGATGACAGATGACGAAAACGACAAAGAAACTGAAACCGACGAAGGCAGCGATGCTGGAGAAGGCGAAGGTTCGAATGACGTTGAAGGTAAATCAATTGAGATGCTTAAATCTATTTCAAACGAATTGAAGTCTATGAACGAAAAGTACGACGCTGTTGTGAAAGATAATGTTTCTATGAAGGAAGCTCAATCAGAAATGAAAGAGAACATTGCTAAGATTACAGATGCTTTAAAACAACCCGTACATAAGTCCTTGAACAACAATGAGAATGAACCAGATAAGAAAGCAGCTGAAGCTGATTTAAAATCTGTTGATCCTTTAGACCTTTGCTAAAATGGGACAAGCATTCACAGGAAGTACAGATGGCCTTGATTTTCAAGACGCCTACTTCCAATCGTTCGCAAACCTTAAGAGCAAAACCATGTATTGGGACCCAGTAAGTGGTGTGGACATGAGGCCAGAGGCCGGCATGAAAGCAACTACTACAACTCAGGGTGGAACTGGAACTGCAGGATATGCAATGATTCCAGTCTATTTATCTCCTTTGCTGATTGATCAGACGAGGAAGAGAACACCATTAGTTGAGCTAATTCCTCGAGTGACAAACTTGGGAATGTACGCTGACTGGAACGAGATAACTGAAAAAGGTGCTGCGTTTACAGCACTAGAAGATGGTGCATTTGGAGAAGCTAACGATACAATCGATAGGTACTCTACGCCAATCAAATTCCTTTATTCAGTTGGTCGAGTTACTGGACCTGCACGAGCAGCGCAACCTGCGTTCGTTCTTGAAGGCTTTCAGGGAACTGGTTCTGGGTTAGGCGGTAGTGCATTCGGAAACGTTGCAGCCTCTAACGCTATGCAATTAAGAGTTCTAACCGCGGCAAGAGCACTAAAGGAATTGGAAGAAAGTTTAATCGTTAATGGTGACGCATCCACAGACGCAACTGAATTCTCAG